GGGAAGTTGTTTTCAACCCTCCTTTTGGTCTTCCTTCAGGAAATGATGATGCAGTGGTATCAAGTGGTGATAATGTTAGAAAAACATATTTAGGTTTCTCAACAAGTGCTGATTACGGTTATGATCCTCAATTCTTTGAATACTATGGAAAAAGAAATCCAATCAACACATGTTTCGCAGTTGAGTCCTCTGATTGGAACTACAGAACCGCTGGATTCCACATGGATAAAAATGCTAGTGGAATTACACTTCCTGATTTCTTCTCATCAAGTGGTGAACCTAGATTTATATGTGGGGCAGGATCATTTAGTACTGAACCAGATGTAGACACAAATCCTTACTACAGATTAATAACTCGTAAATTTACTTTGTTAGTTCAGGGTGGTTTCGATGGATGGGACATTTACAGAGAATACAGATCTTACAGAGATGAGTTCCAACTTGGTAGACGTGGTTATTTAAGAGGAGCGTGTCCAACAACAAGATATCCAAATGCAACAGGTTGGGGAGCTTTCAAACAAATAACTGTAGGTCCGGGTACTGAGGAATACGCAAACACTGACTACTACGCATATCTTCTTGGTATAAACACATTTGCAAACCCTGAAGCGGTTAACATCAATGTTTTTGTTACTCCAGGTATCGACTACGTTAATAACAGTAACCTTGTAGAATCAGCAGTATCTATGATTGAAGAACAAAGAGCGGATTCACTTTATGTTGTAACAACTCCTGATTACAATCTTTTACTACCGACAACAACAGGAGTCGATGGTTTGATTTATCCACAAGAAGCTGTTGACAACTTAGAACAATCAGGATTAGATTCAAACTATACTGCTACTTACTATCCTTGGGTTCTTACAAGAGACACTGTAAACAATACTCAAATTTACATTCCACCAACAGCTGAGGTTACAAGAAACTTAGCATTAACAGATAACATTGCGTTCCCTTGGTTCGCGGCGGCGGGTTACACTCGTGGTATTGTTAACTCAATCAAAGCTCGTAAGAAGTTGACACAAGAAGACAGAGACGTACTTTACACAGGTAGAATTAACCCGATTGCAACTTTCTCTGACATAGGAACTGTAATTTGGGGTAACAAAACTTTACAAGTAAGACAATCTGCACTTGACAGAATCAATGTCAGAAGGTTATTGTTACAAGCTCGTAAATTAATATCAGCAGTTTCTGTTAGATTATTGTTTGATCAAAATGACGATAAAGTAAGACAAGATTTCTTAAATGCTGTAAACCCTATTTTGGACGGAATAAGAAGAGACAGAGGTCTTTATGACTTTAGAGTTACTGTATCTTCAGATCCTGAGGATTTAGATAGAAATCAAATGACAGGTAAAATCTACATCAAACCTACAAGATCGTTAGAATTTATTGATATAACATTCTACATTACACCAACAGGTGCATCTTTTGAGGATGTCTGATTTTAAAAAATAAATTAACAAGGGGGACATTAGTTCCCCTTTTTTGTTTAGATGATATTTATTAATATGAATTTACAAGAAATTATCAAAGAAACTTTAGAAAAGGAATTTTCGATACCTACTGTATATTACGCTTTGGATTGGGATGACAACATTATGCGAATGCCAACGAAGATATTTCTATTAGATGACCAAGGTAGAGACGTTGGAATGTCGACTGACGATTTTGCAGAATATAGAGAAATGGTTGGAAAAGAAGAATTTGAATATGAAGGTCACAACATCGTTGGATTTTCTCCAAGAGCTCTCGTCGACTTTCAAGTAACAGGAGACAGAAAATTTTTACAAGACATTGAAACAGCACCTTTAGTCAGAGTGGGGTGGGAGAAATTCAGGGACTCAATAAACAACGGTGTGATTTTTGCCATAATAACTGCAAGAGGACATTCCCCTAATACATTAAAAAAAGGCGTTGCAAAACTAATTAATATGGAAAGAGGGGGAATTGATAAAAGTCAATTAATTATGTCCTTAAGAAATTTTAGAGATGTGATGGGTTTAAAAAATTTACCTGATAATGAATTGATAAGAGATTATTTAAATAGATGTTTTTTTGTACCTGTAAGTTATGGTTCAGATGACGCAATTTCACCTGAAAAAAAGAAAAACATTGCAAATCATAAATTTTACGACTATACAAGTCAACTTTCATTTAGATTACAAAAAAAATCTCACTATGGTAACTTTGTAAACAACAGAGGTCCAATAGAAAGTGGTTTTGTTTTTGTAGAACCTGAAATACATTTTTTAGACGATGATGAAAAAAATGCACTAGCATCAAAAAAATATACAAAAGAAAAAGGATTAGATAGATTAAGAACTTTTTTAACTAAATCAGGTGAAGAAGAAGAAATACATGAAAATAAAGTAATTAAAAGTTTAAAGGCTAGAATTAAAAGAATCATATTTTGAAAAATATTAAAGTAAATAGAAAAAAATTTGAACAACAAATATTTATAAATAAAAAATAAAAAAAAATTAAAACAACTTATTATGGCTGATTTGTTAATGAAAGTACCAATCCCTTATGAACCTAAAAAGAAAAACAGGTTTATTCTTCGATTCCCTTCAGATTTAGGAATTAATGAATGGTATGTACAAAGTGCTGCTAGACCAAAAATTGACATCACATCAAATCCAATTAAATTTCTAAACACTGAAACTTATGTTGCAGGTTCATTTAAATGGAACCCTATTTCTGTTAAATTGTTAGATCCTATTGGTCCATCTGCCGCTCAAGCTATGATGGAATGGATCAGAACTATTGCAGAATCAGTGACAGGAAGAATGGGTTATGCCGCAGGGTATAAAAGAAACGTGGATTTAGAAATGTTAGACCCAACAGGTGTTGTAATTGAGAAGTGGTTATTAGTTAACGCATTTCCAACAGGAGCTGATTTTGGTGGTGTTGGATATGATAGTGATGGTTTAGTTGATATATCATTCAGTTTACAAATTGATAGAGCAATACTTGTTTACTAATTACTATTTTTTTAATTTACATTTAACTTTTTGAATTTATTTTTAAATAAAAAAATATTATGGATGAAAAGGAATATGGACAATTAAATTTTAGTTTACCTCACGATATAATTAAGTTACCCTCCAAAGGTCATTTTTATAAAAGTAAAAAAAGTAGTGTTAAAGTAGGTTACCTTACTGCTGCAGATGAAGACATTATATCAAGTGCTGTAAATAATAATAACTTTCTTTATCAACTTCTAAGAAATAAAATTTATGAACCTGATCTGAAAGTAGAAGAACTATTAGAAGGTGATATACAAACCATACTAATTTTTTTAAGAAATAGTTCTTTTGGTCCTGAGTACACAGTTACAATGACCGACCCTGCAACGGGTAAACAATTTACACACACATTTGTAATGGACAGTTTGGATTTTAAAAAAACTGAACACCAACCTGATGAAAATGGATTTTATACCACTGTTCTTCCAAGAACAAATAAATCAGTTAAAATTAAACCACTAACTTTTGGAGAAAAACAAGAGATCCAAATGATGGTTGATAAATACCCGTCAGGTATGGTTGCTCCTCAAACATTATGGACTTTTACAAAACAAATATCTGAAGTGGATGGAAACTCAGATAAAGGATTTATAAGTGAATTTATTAGAACAATGCCAATTTTGGATTCAAAACATCTTCGAAGATTTATTGATAGTAATGAACCTGGATTAGATTTAACAATACAAGCAAATGCCCCGTCAGGAGAAAACGTATCCTCTAGGATAACGTTTGGGGTGGAGTTTTTTCGGCCTTTCTTTGGAATATAGTGCCTATCTTATAGACCAATATATTTTCTTGTCAAAAAACATGAACATGAGTTATGAGGACTTTCAAAAAATCCCAACGTACAAAAGAATGTACATTATTGACAAACTAATCAAAACCAATTCTCAAAATGGTTGGGGTTAATATTTATTAAATAAAAAGTTATGTTTTTTTTAAGTGGTGATACCTTTATAGAAAATCCGGCAAAAATATTTGAAGATGTAGGTGACGCACTTAAAAAAAATCTGACAGATATTCGTAAGACGGTAATTGAAATTGACGGTAAGTTTAGTGATGTTGCAAAGAATATAGGGGCAGGAAGAGAACAAGCTCTTTTATTAAAGAAAACACTTACGGAAAATTTATCAGAAGTAACAAGATTGGGTGGAGACGTAACCAATATAGTTTCTCAACAAAAAGATTTAAACGACGTTTTTGGAAGATCAATTGTTCTGAATAAAGAGTATACAGATGATTTATTTGCAACAACACAAGTCACAGGAAAAAGTGCAAAAGAACTTTTTGAAGCCTATACAAATGTAGGAAAATCAGTTTATCAAGTTGCTGATGACATGGGTGGGATAGTTCAAAACATGCAACTAATTGGAGTTAATGCCAAAGGTGTTACATCAGCTGTTGTTACAAATATGGAGTCCCTAAGTAAATTCAATTTTCAAAATGGAGTACAAGGTTTGGCAGACATGGCGGCACAATCTGCAAAACTTAGAGTGGACATGAAAACAGGTTTAGATTTTGCAGAAAAACTATATGACCCTGAAGCGGCACAAGAATTTGTTCAAAATATATCAAACTTAGGAATTCAAACATCCGCGGCGTTGAAGGATGTGAATCAGGTAAGATACATGGCTTTAAATGATCCAATGAAATTACAAGAAGAGTTGGCAAAA